GTATTGGCAAAACAGTCGAAAATGACACATCATTATTGTTAGATGTTAATGGAACTTATGTTTCTCTAGTATATAATCTAAGTACATCTAACTGGAAAGTATTACAAGCTCCTTACTGCTTATTAGGAAACGTAACAACATCTATTACACTAAGCGGGTTAACTAAAGGTACTGGCAATACATTAACTAACGCGGTTGCAGGTACCGATTATCAAGCTCCGATCGGCACAATTAGCGGATTAGTTAAAGGTAATGGTGCAAATGCATTAACTGCAGCTACTGCTGGTGTTGATTATATGCCAGCTGTTACATGGGTTATAAAAAATACAACATACAATCCTGCTGTAGCAGGAGATCATATTTTAGCAAATACGTCTGGCGGAACATTTACTATTACATTACCTGCCTCTCCGGCTGCTAGCAATACAATAGTCATTGCTGATTATGCCGGTACATTTGCAACAAGTAATCTTACAATTGCATCAAATGGTAATAAAATACTAGGAACAGTCCAGGATTTAGTGCTGAATGTATCAAATAGAAACGCCACTCTAGTCTACACCGATAGCACTAGAGGTTGGATAATACTTTTTTAATAGGATTTAACATATGAGTTTACTAATGAGTACATTATTAGGTGCCGGCGGTGCTGGCGGCGGGTGGAATCGTTCTCAAACATTTACTAGCAGCGGTACATGGACGCGGCCATCTGTTACAGTGACTGAATGTATGGTTGTTCTGCTTGGCGGCGGAGGTGGTGGAGGTTCTGGCGGTTATGGACAAGATACTACTAAACTAACTGGCGGCGCTGGAGGCGGTGGAGGCAGTGGATATTTAACCACTGCAATTGTTCAAATTACGTCAAATTTAACCGTATCTTTAGGCTCAGGGGGCGCAGCAGCTACTTCTGCTGGCGCAGGAGGCGCTACAGGAGGAACGTCTACAGTTACAGGTACAGGCGTGTCTTTATCCGCTTCCGGCGGAACTGGTGGAGGATATGGTGATTTCTTTCAAGTTAATGGTAACGTATATCGTGGTTTTGGAGGACTTGGCGGCCTTGGAGGGAATAACGGAGCTACAGGCTCTAACGGGTTTATTCTAACCGCTGGACAAACAGAGTCTTTATATGTTATAGGAGGTACTGGCGGAAGCTCACCTTTAAATAATGCTTTTGGATACGGCGGTCAAGGCGCTAGAGGGGTAAGTAACCAATCTAGTTCTAGTAATTCATTTATTAACATTACCGCAGGTACTGGTGGGTATTGCCTTATTTTTTGGAGAGAGTAATGAGATACGCAAAAATATTAAATTCAAAAGTAGAAAACACTATCGTTTTGCGTGATGAAGATGTACATTTGATGCCTAGCGATTGGGTGCTTGTTAAATCAGATACAGCAAACATTGGTGACGAGTATCTTAACGGCGTTTTCATTCCTCCCGCACCTGTTGTACCAGAAACGCTACCAAAACGCTTATCCTTAGACGACATCCGCAATGCACTAACACTTGCTGAAAAGATCAAATGGGACAATAACAAAACCGATGAAATCACGACTGTAAAAGTTGAATTTTCAACTCCGTTACTTGTTGCCGATGCAGAACAATGGCTACAACTGCTAGTCGACAGTGGTTCTATTTCACAAGAGTCGATTGATAAAATTTTAGCATAATATAGAAAAGGAAACTAAATGGCAAAAAATCTTTCAAATATAATACGAGCAGGATCTGGAAGTAATCCATTGCCTATTACATACGGCGGTACTGGCGCAACTACACTTACAGGTGTTTTAAGAGGTAACGGAACAGGAGCAGTTACTGCTGCATCTGCCGGAACAGATTACCTAGCGCCACCGACAGGAACATCGTTATTGAAAGCAAATTTAGGTGGCGCGTTAGCGAATGCGGTTGCCGGAACGGATTATTTTGCTGCGGTTGCTCCGGGCACATCTGGTAACGTGTTAGTATCTAACGGCACTACATGGGCATCTAGTGCTCCAGCAAGTGGTGGTTTTTCTAATCTAGTTGTATTCACTTCTTCTGGAACGTGGTCAGTCCCTGCAGGAGTTACTAAGTGTAAAGTGACTGTTACCGGCGGTGGTGCCGGTGGCGCCTCTAGTGGGAGCAGCGGTAATGGTGGTGCTAGTGGCTCCGCCGGTGGTACAGCAATTAAGGTTGTTACATTGAGCAGTGGAACAGCAACAATTACTATTGGCGCAGGCGGAGGAGGAAGCGCCGCTGGTGGAGCTAGCAGTTTTACTTACTCTACAACTACGTTAACCGGTGGAGGAGGAGCAAGCAGCGGTACTTTTGTTGCCGGTGCGGGAGGTGCAGCATCCGGCGGTGACCTAAACATTAGCGGTGGTGGTGGCACAGGAATCCTAGGATCGGGCTCCATTCAAGTTGGCGGAGGCCCAGGAGGGAACTCGATATGGGGAGGCGCAGGCGGCGGAGGAAATGCTAATCCAGGTCAAGGAACTTCTAATGGGCAAACTGCTGCGACGAATTCCGGTAGTGGCGGTGGCGGTCCGGGATCAAACGGTTCAGGCGGCTCAGGTGCTGCTGGCATTGTAGTAATTGAATATTAACGGGGGTAGAGATATGGCACATTATGCAGTAATCGAAAACGGCAATGTTGTAAACACTGTTGAAGCAGATGCAGAATATGCATTACAAAACGGATGGGTAGCGGCTGAAAAAGAAGTGTGTATTGGTTGGGTTTATTTGGATGGAAACTTTATAGATGAAAGACCAATTGAAGCACTAATCGATGATACGCCTGTTCAACCAACTAAAGAAGAACTTATTGCACAGATTGAACTTTTAACTAAGCAAATTCAAGCACTGTGATAGTTATAAATAGTTTATTATTTGACTAATCATACAAGGAAAAAAAATGTCAAAAAATCTATCAGCAATATTGCGCACAGGTAGTAGCACTCCAATAACAATTGCATCTAATACACAACTTGGTGCTGTAAAAGTTGATGGTTCTACGATTACAATTAACGGTAGTGGAGTAATAAGTAGCACCGGAGGTAGTGGTACAATTTTGAGAACTGTTTCAATTTTAAATAGATCCGGATCAACTATTAGTGTTCCGCTAACATCCGGATACCTAGCAGTTTTAAATCGTGCTAGCACAACAATTCAAGTGAGTATAACTTAATGACAGAAAGATATCCATTAGTGCTCAACGGCACTACAATACAAGAAATACAACCAGGAGATAATCTCGGCGCGTTAACATCAACTGGGGTGTACGAAACAAGAATAGTATTATCAGCATTTGATATTAATTTATTATTAGGTACTGCGTTTACTAAGACATTAACTGCTACTACTGTTTCATTTACGGTAAGCAACATTCCAACTACTGGTACGGTTGGGGCATTTATGTTAGAGTTAACTAACGCCGGATTAGCAACTATCACATGGACGTTATCAGTTGCAGCAGGAGGAACATCGTCAGTTAAGTGGGTGAGCGGCACAGCTCCGAGTGGATTAACATCTGCAGGCCGTGACAGTTTTGTGTTTTATACATACGATGCTGGAGCTACGTGGACAGGATTATTAGTTGGTAAGGATATAAAATAATGATTGTTCGTAAAATTATAAATTCAGTATCAACTAGTTCAAGTACTAGCGGGTTAGACCCGTATTTTGATAACGTTGTATTGATGTTTAATTGTGACGGGACTAATGGCAGTACATCATTTTCAGATTTAAGTTTGGTACCAAAATCTATTACTGTAAATAATGCAACTGTGTCAACTGCAACTAAGAAATTTGGAACTGGAAGCATGGTATGTACACCAGGCGTCTCAGTCCCTGGTGGGTCATATCTTAAAGCAGATTATTCTCCAGATTTTAATTTTGGATCAGGTGATTTTACAGTAGAATGTTGGGCATATTTTAATGCAATTGCTGCATTCCAAGGAGTGTTTTCGGTTAACATTAACTCTGGTACTACCTACGGTTCGCTAAGATTAGAAACTCAAAATGGTAGTTCTAATTTTTATGTATTAGTTCGTAACAGTGGCGGAGCTAATTGGCTTAGTACCAGCGGGTACGGCACATATTCTGCAGGTTCATGGATACACTTGGCAGTAGTACGATATGGAACACAAATTACATTATATTGTAACGGAGTTGGATATCCGTGCTTTACAATCTCTGGAGCAATTGACGATCAACAAGGTCCTTCATATTTTGGATGGAGTAATAACGGGTCATTTAATGGATTTGTTGATGATTGCCGTATTACTAAAGGATTAGCACGATACACTGCTAACTTTACGCCTCCAACTGCAGCGTTGCCTACGGCGTCATCTGTTGTTCCACCAACTGTTGATCCGTTATGGAGTAGCGTATTATTAGCATTAACCGGAGACGGATCAAACGGAAGTACATCAATTACCGATATAAGCACGTATGCTAGAACAGTAACACTTTCCGGTAATACACAAGTTAATACTAGTAAAAAAATAGCAGGAACCGGAAGCATTTATTTAGACGGAGTAGGAGATTACTTAACAATACCGACCAATTCTAGTTTATATTTTGGAACTTCTGATTTTACAATTGAGCTGTGGTTTAATCAAACTAGTAGAGTAGCCGGATATCCAACTTATCCGTCATTATTTTCAACTTCAAGTGTAATTGGATGGGCAGCTGGCAGCATTGATTTATTTGTACAAGCTGCCGGCGGTGGCTCTGGATTTAATTTCTATTCATATAATATAAACCCAGGTTCAGGGTCAGTTGTTGCAAGTACAACTAACATAGTAAATAATGTATGGTATCATGTAGCTGTAAGTAGATCCGGATCTACATTTAGAATGTTTGTTAACGGTGTACAAGAATCAACTTTTACATCATCAACATCTATTGACTCTGCAGGACAACCGTGGACAATTGGTGTTAGACAGACTTCAAATGGTGATTATATTAATGGATATATTGATAACTTTCGTGTTACTAAAGGTACTGCAAGATACACTGCTAACTTTACTCCCCCAACATATCAATTGCCTGTATCATAAGGAATAATCATGGAAATAGCATTAATTAAAAACAATAAAATAGTAAAAATTGGCCATTATAAGGAGGTGTTCTCAAACACTACATTTCCGCCAACTGGCCCAAACGATGAATTTATGAAAGAAAATTCTGCTCTCGGTGTAACTGTATGGAGACCTCATAATAAAAGTACTGAAAAATTAGTTAGTTGTGAGCCAGTTATTGAAGATAATCAAGTGTTTACGGTTGCAGTAGCTGATAAGACTGAAGAAGATCTAGCATTAGATTTTGAACTTGCTGCAATTGATGTAAGAGCTACTAGAGATCACCTGTTATCTAAAAGCGACTGGTCTCAATTTACTGATGCACCGTTAACTTCGGATAAAAAGTTACAGTGGGCAACTTATAGACAATCATTACGCGATATTACAGGACATACTGATTTTCCATACAACATAGAATATCCTGTTAAACCAGCTTAACTGTTAGCTAAATATACAATATAGGAATTTCTAAATGTCAAAAAATCTATCAGCAATATTACGATCTGGCAGTAACACGCCAACAGTTGCTAACAGTGATATTCCTGCATTAGCTAATCCGTCAACCGGTTATTTAAACTGGACTGGAATTGCATATGCAGAGACTATCTATAATATCAATTACTGTCTGAATCTTAGTTTGTATAATTTTATTACGCAAGCTAAGATTTAACCCGCGATGTATAGGTTTTGGAAGTGCAACTAAACTAAACCAACCCCAAGCAATATGTTCATCACTTAAGGTCGGTACAAATTCATTTTCTACTAAACAAAAATATGTGTGAAAATTAAAGACACTATCGTTAGATACAAATTTTTCTAATGGTAGTGTTTTTTTAATGACTGGAAGAAATCCAATCTCTTCCTCTATCTCTCTAGTAAGACCTTGCCATGGGTTTTCGTTAGCTAAGTTAGTTCCGCCAACTAATCCCCAAGTGCCTTGATGTTTACCTGAAGATTTTTGTATAAGAAGAAATCTATGTGTAGATTGTGAATATATAAGTGCGCCACTGCATATTACCTGTTCGGTTACATTTCTAGTCGCCATTTGCCAACCTTATATATTCCTTCAAAACTTTTAACCCAATTTACGCCATTCCACATATATTGAATTCCAGAACCTGTATATGTGTTAGTTTGCCAAACAATTACGTCAGTTGTGTTTACTGAACTAAAAATTACATTCCATTTAGATCCATCCCATTCGACAATGTCATTCGCATGCGCAATTAAATCTTGTCCGCTAGTCCCTTTCCAACCAAGTGGGCCGTCTGTGTTAGTAACATCACCGATATCTTCTGTTAATAAATATCGTAAACCTTGAAAAACTGTATGATCTTTTGGATTAAATGTTTGCGGATTAATAACTGCATCAAATGTTCCTGGTGAATTAAGTATATTACTAATTCTATAATTCGGACCTGCATCGTAATTTGGATCAAAATCAAAAAGACCTACACTATTAATACCAGTATTAGGATTGATTGTATCTCTGTCCCATACAACATTTAATAGTGCTTCATTTATTGGATCTCTTGATAAGATGCCATTAACTTCTGTGCCATCAATTTGCATTAAAAATATTCTTGCAATACCTGAGATAAACTTATTTGGGAACATGTCTAACAATAAATCCCATGACAATTCCTTGTTTACCCGATCTGGCATGTTAAATGACAAATCATTTGATACTGCACCATTATTCGAATCTAACAACGTTATTTGATTATTAAACACTTCAATTACATAATCTTCTGTAACTGAAATAATTTCAGTCATTAAAGTTGACGGTGTACTATCTGGAATAAATGCATCATTGCCAAACCCAGAAATTAACGGTGAATATGCATCATGCAAACTTGTAATAATTTTTCTAATAATACCTAATTGTTTAACTTTTACTGGCGGGCTAATCCATATCGGAGTAACTAGTGTTAGTGTTCCAATGTCAATAGGCGTGTCGTTACCTACTGGTATTGCTCTACTTGACCAGTTAACTGCATCTAGATACAACACAGAAATACTAGTCCAATCAACGTAGTTGTCGGTGGTTTGTATTTCTAAACTAGGATTAAAAATCATAAAGATCTGTTCCATAAGTTGTAACTTTTGATCAGTACTAGCAGTCCAAATGTCAACTTTCATAGTTAACTTAAATGGAGTTGGCATAATTTTTTCTACTGTATAATTTCTACCTAAGTTACTTGTGTATTGTCCATCGACAATTTCACGTTCTCTATACTGTTTTTTATTAACAAATGTAGGATCTTGTATACGGTCACGATCTAATTCAATTGCGTGAATGTATACACTTATTTTTGGAATAGAGTTTACTGTATTTTCTGAATTTTGTCTTACAATAGTTGCAGCTTGTCTATCACTATCACCATAAGATACCGGAACACGATGTAACGTTCCGTCACTATATCTAACAGTAAAGTTACTAAAGACTCTAATTGTTTGGGTAACGTACCGTCTAATGGCTCCGTCATAAAAATGTTGCATATAATCTCCTATCCGTTATTTATTGTAGTAAAAATTTACAAATCTGCTTTTGGTTTAAGCACTTGTGATAAACTTTGACGTTCTGCTTCTCTATGATTAAACAACATAACTCTCCATGCTCCGGCATACGGGATAGTAACTTGTGAATCTTCTACAATTGGTAATGTAACTTTAATTTTAGAAACTCCATCAACAGTATACGATTCAAATAGATCTGGATTATCAGCAACTACAAACTCTAAACGTGTAGTTGAGAATTTAATTACAAGGTATTTTGCAATAGTTGGATATGCAAATTCTGTATTAAACACAAAGTCTCCAACTGCTAATCTAACATAATCAACTGCAAGTTCTTCAGTGTACATGAATTTATTATTATTAATAAAGCTGGTTTTCAATGTTTGTCTATTATTAGTATTTGTCATAGTCATACGTATGTTATCTTCAACTTTTAGCCAACGTTGTCCGTTAAATTTAAATAATCGATTTGGTAAAAAATCAACTCTTAAATAAAAATCATTCTCTGCAGCGTGTTGCGGGAATCTAATTCCTGTTCCAAACACATATCCATTTGGCGGATATCCATCACCGAATAGGTAACCAGTATAACCAGTACGTAATGGTACTGCGTTAACACTGCTAACGTTAATATTTGATAATCCGTTAATAGATTGGCTACTGTAACTAGTATCAATTTCATCTGAATCGACTGTCATTAATATTTTATCACCTGTTTTTTCGTCAATTGCTAGTGTATAGAACTGTCTAGTTTCAAATCCACTCATTGGTGAATCAAGTTCGGCTTGTCTTACAATTGCGTCGGTAATTTCAAGTTCTTTCTTGCGTGTACTTAATAAATCACGAAGTGCATATGGTGCATCTTCTCCTGCAGGCTTATCAAGTATATCAGAATATTGTTGTGTATCTGTTAATTTTTTAAGTTTTAATCTATATAAATGTGGATACCATGTAGCACTATACCCTTCACTAGGACGATCTACTTCTTCAATAACAAAGAATCTAGGTACACTAAGATCTAAGTCGTTCAGTGCAAAATCATCTTTCAAATGAGGTAATTCCATAACGTCACCAGCAAGTGGTTTACGGCCTATCGTTGTAACTATGTCGTTAATGTGTACTGTCATAAACACAGTATCATTATCAATAAACAAACCAAACTGGCTTAGGTTAAAATTAAGATTTTGAAGTTGATAATGACCACGAATACGGTAAATTTCTTGCTCGTACTTACGATCACGGTTTTCTAAGAATAATAAATCTTGAATATTTGTTTCTTTTATTACATCATATATTGGTTGATCAGCAGTTCCTTCTAACGGATTTTTAGGTCCTAAATATTT